AATAAGTTTTAGTGCATAAACAGCACTCGCTTTTTGTAAAGTTAATTTATTTTCTGATCCAAATGCAAGCGGGTCACGACATAAACCAACACGAGAAAACTGGTTTCCTACAATAAAGTCTGGATTAGATACATCATTTTCGAGACGAGAGTATATTAAAACACGATTTGCACCCAGTTCACGATATATGTCAGCACCATGTCCATCTTGAGGTGGAATGATTACATTGAAGTTTGCATCAGTCGATCCTGATGGGTTTGTTAATCCAACATCACTCAATCCGACAGAACCAAAAGTATAGTTAGATCCACCGTTAGTTATTTCAACAGAGTCCATTTTACCAGCAGCGTTGACCCCATCAGATCATCAACCTCCACTTCCATCTCCATTGATGGGAACATTATTGTAAGTTGCAGCAGTTCCGTAACCTACACCACGATTTGTAATAGTTACGATCTTCAATTGTCCACTACTTGCAGCATTGTTTCTTACCGCTGCGACATCATTATTTGTAGACCAATTTTGAGGTAAAGGTATGAAACTTGTAGAATCAAACTTAATAATACTGTTTGGATCAATCGTAAAGAGATACTTCCAAACGTATCCGTCTCCAGATGCACCAGCAGATCTTGGTTCTAAATCTGTGAATAGTGGTTCGTCAAGAGATGGTCTTCCAGATATGTTTTCTGGATTTGTTCCATTCTGTAGGCAAACATAAACACGGAAGTTTTGATTCATTACATAGTAATTTGTGTCATACAAATTAGTTGAACTAGTTTGTGGTGACAAGTTTGATCGAGAATAATCGTCTCGATACATCTCATATGTTGTACCTGATGACCAAGTTATCTTTCTAACTACTCTTGCAATATCATCTGTATTTAACTTCTTCAAGGCGATCATTGTGTCCCAATAATCATTCTCGTCACTAAAAGAATCTTTTGGTGATGGTGGATTTTCACTCCAATCTGACTGAAAATCTGTTGGGTTAGGGAGACCAATCCACGCATAATAACTATTCGTAGTTGAAGCTATCCCCGCTACAAAATTCTCAGAGTTTAATATTCGCAGTTGATCAGTTATAATTGCTGACATTTTATCAATGACTTTTTGTTTTTATTTATATTAAGAATAGGACTCTTTTAAATCCCTAGTTCTAATGATCACAGGGCCAGTTTTGATTCCTGTAATACCATCATTAGTAATCGCTGTAAATACACTGGTATCCTTCTTAACGAAGTCATGCAAACGACCCCATGAGAATTTACCAAATGAACCACTTCCAATACCAATACCTTCAGTTGAACTAACACTTACAGTTACTCTTCTCAAAGCAGTCGCACCAATACCAAGAGCAGGCCCTTGTATAGTTTTAGCACTATGCACCTTGTATATATTATCTAGGAAGGAAGTTCCAATTCCAACTGTTGTGATTCCAATTGGATTATCATATGATGTTAAACCACTTCCCACATTACTATCAAATACAGTAAAGTAATATCCAGATGCGATACCACTTACAGTTACAGCGGTTCCCACCACTGATGTATCACGAAGAACAGATCCTTTTGGAATAAACAAGTCAAACTGCAATGCTGTTCCGATTCCAGCAACAGTTGATGTTCCGATTCCAACCACTTCACCAAAATCACCTTGATATTTAATACTTCTTAATTCATCTTGAGTTACCGCCTCTGGTTCTACCATGACTAATGGTGGACTTGTATGAGTATATCCAAATCCAGCGTATGTAACTGTAATCGCAGATATTGTTCCAGCAGCAGACACAGTTGCATCCGCAGTTGCATTTCCAGATGTTGTACCAACTCCAGCGGTAATTGTACCGATTCCAGCAGTAACACCGATAGAAACTTTTGGTGCAACAGTATATCCAGAACCACCATCAGATATTACAACACTGGTTATTGAACCACCAGCAGAGACAACAGCAGTTGCAGCGACTCCAGTTTTAGATGTGCGATCAAGAATTAAAACTTTCTGTTTAACTTCAACAAGATCATCTAGTTGATTAAACATTGGAACTGCTGTGTCTGTAAACACTTCACTTGAACCAGCAGAGACACTCTTGATAATGTATGCAGTTGGTCTAATATTAGGTTCTAATTCAACTCTATCTTTACCAATTCCTATGTTGTTAACAAATACATCTTGAGTTTGTTTCTTCCAAGTAACTGGTCTTTCAAGTGTTCTAACAGTTGTAATTCCAGCCTTAACATAAGTATTTGTAGTTACTGTATCAGATGTTGTAATACCTGTAACTGTTCTTGGTTCTTGTTGGAATGCCTCATCTAGACCAACATCAGGGTATTTATTAATTGTTAATTGATCACCAGTTTTGACTGTTTCTAAAATATCAACTTCAAGAACATCGTCATCAGATGCACGATAATAATAAATTCTTAATTTATCATCAGCCTTAGGAGCTTCAGAGAATGTAATTTGTGAACCACCACTATACACATAACTCTCATTAGGAACTTGAAGGATGTCATTTAAGAATATTAAAGTATTATCTGCAACTTTAATTGGAGATCCTTTTGCGGCTCTTATAGTAATTGGTGTTTCAACCGCACCAATAGTTTTGGTTATTGGGAATGTTCTTCTAACACCATCAAATAAATCCTCAAAACTATTTAATTTTTCTAGTTCACCAAATGTAAATCCAGCAAAACTATCATTGAATGTGTCAAGAACAGTTAATTGGAAGTCCTTAACTACTTTATTTGCATCTGTTAAAATACCAGCTTGTCCACCCTCTTCTATTGTAAGAACATCATTAATCTTGTAATTATATCCAAAGTTTGTAATTTCAAAACTAATTATGCTTGATGCAGTACCAACACGAACTGATATAGATGCACCGATACCAGTTGAACTACCAACCAATCTTAAGTTTTCATAATTAAGTGGTTTTTCAAATTCAAGAACTGGAGGAGTTGCAGAACTAAATCCAGAACCACCACCATTTGTAATAGTTACAGATGTAACTATACCAGCAGATACATTTGCCTTACCTATGGTTACGATACCAGAACTACCACGAGCCTTAACAAGTATGTTTGTCTGTAATCCAACTCGATAACCAGAACCACTGTTTCCAATCGATACAGATTCAACAGTTCCAGCAGCAGATACAATTGCAGTTCCACCAGCAGCGACTAAAGGTTGATATCCAAAGTTTGTAGTCTCACCAACAGAAACAATGATACCACCTCTAGGAACTGATGATATGTTCACATCATAATTATTTGTTGCTCCAACACCCGTGAAACTTACAGAGGTAATACCAGCAGTTTCAACAATATTGTAATCATCATTTGGATTTTGGAATATCTCGTTCAATAAAATAACACCTGTATTTGTAGAAAATCCAGTTACATTTTGACCTTGAGACTTTAGAATAAAGTTAGTTGCAATTCCTGTAAACTGTTCTTCCACAGTATCAAATACATAGTTGTCTGTATAAGTTTCTTGAGTTCCGCCAGGAATTCCAGTTCGAGTAAATACTCGACCAGTAAACGTAGATGTGGTTGTTAAACCAGAAGGGCCTTTCTGACCTTTAGGTGCATCTGTAAAGTTGATTGTATCTTCAACAAATTGATAGTTACCTAAGAACTTAGTAACAGTATCACCAGCACTATGATTTGCAATTGCAGAATTAAGTCTTCCCCTTCTTACAAGTAATTGATTAGTAGATCCAATACCAACTGTATCAATCTTCATAAATTCATCATTCACTTTAATGATGTCACCTGAGAAGAATGACGATATACCAGTTAATGTAATAAAGTCTGTTTCTGATTGAGCATCAAATGACAATTTGACATTTATAGGAGACTGAATAACTGGACTTTGAATATTATTATCAAGAGCTATCAAAGCCTTTGAATTAAGATTTTTTGCAGTAAATGAATGAGTTGTTCCAACTCCAACAGCATTAATATCAAGAACAGATGGAACTGGTAGAAGTGCAGCAGTAGCAGTTCCACAAACCTTAAATTTATTCTCCGCAATCTTAACAGCATAGACTGTTGATGGTAATTTAGTGGTGGTTCCAAATCCAACAACAGTGCCACCAGTTTGAGCGATACCAATACTCATTGTTGTACCAGCACCAGTTGGTGTGTATGTTAATTCTTCACCAGTCTGGAAGAAATGATTATTAATTATAAATGTATTATTTGTTACATCAACAACAGCTGGATCCTCAGAATTGAATGTTTTGTGGAATATTGAGTCGCCTGCATGTTTTAGAGGGAATGAGAACTTAATATCATTCTCAGTTCCAGTATATGCACCTTCCACAGACTTTAATCTTGAATCAGTAAATGTAACAAAACCAACTCCACCTGTTCCAGTTTCTGTAAAGTTATACTGGAATACTTTAGTTGTAATTGCTGTGTTTGCTGGAGGAGTTAAACGAAGTTCAATATCACCATCAGAAGTAGATGAATATCCAACACCAACAGTTCCAATACCAGTAAAAGTATTAGAATTAGTGGAGAAATTATCCATATATCCAAACTCTGTGAAGTAAGGAGTAGTACCATCATGTATTGCAGTTACCTGAGTGACAGCATATTTGTCATTTGTTGTATCATGTATTTCAATTAATGCATCAAAGGCAGTGTAAGTGTTAGAATTGATTCCACTAATTCTTGTTGGTTGTGGAGTGCCTGTCGCTGCGATATTAGTTGTTGTAGTTAATACTTCAGTAAGTG